AGTGGTTATTAGACTGAACACTTCGGATTACTCTGGAACTACAACAGGTTCTCCCACAGTAACAACAGATGGTGTTTATACAATTTTAGAATATACAGGAAGCGGAACTTATGTTCACAGTTAAAATATAAATTATGGCACATTTTGCAGAACTTGACGAAAACAATATAGTAACTAGAGTAATTGTTGTACACAACAATGAGCTCATGGATGGTGAAACAGAAAGCGAAGCTAAAGGAGTAGGGTTTTGTTCTACGCTCTTTGGTCATACAAACTGGGTGCAAACATCTTATAATAACAATATAAGAAAACAGTTTGCTGGAACAGGTTATACCTACGACTCAGACAGAGATGTCTTTGTTGCGCCTTCCCCATACCCAAGCTGGTCTTTAGACGAAAACAGTGATTGGCAACCCCCAACGCCAATGCCAGAGGATGACAATATGTACTCCTGGAACGAGGATACTCAAAGTTGGGATTTAGTTGAACCTATTAATGATGACACAGAATAACATGAATTTAGATTTTGAACCAACGATACTAGGAATAACAGTATTAGTGCTTAGTATATCTCAAATTAATGAGGCTCTACAAAGTTTACTTTTACTGGCAACGATAATTTATACGATCATAAAAATTTATCAACTAATAAAGAAAAAGTGAAATACTTTACATACTCAGAATTTGACTCGCCTGATTCTATCGATAGCGGTAGTAATATGGACGAATCTTTCTTACGTATGTTAGACAGCGCACGTGAAGCTGCAGGAACACCATTCAGAATTAACTCAGGATTTAGAACACCAAAGCACAACAAGAAAGTAGGAGGGTCAGAAAACTCTTCGCACCTTAGAGGGTTTGCAGCTGATATACATGTAACATCAAACAGTACAAGGTATGTAATACTAGAGGCTTTGCTTAATGTTGGCTTCAATAGAATAGGTATAGCAGATACGTTTATTCATGTAGATGCTGACCCTATTAAAACAAAAAACGTAATTTGGACCTATGCTTAAACTACTTAAAAAATTATTAGGATTTAGTGACTCAGGCGTAGATGGTCTAGGCCTAGAAATAAGAGAGCTTATAAAAGGAAAAGAAATAGATCCTCAAAAGCTTATAGAAATGCAAACTGCTATCAATGAAATGGAGGCAAAGCATAGAACAATATTTGTAGCTGGATGGCGACCATTTATTGGATGGGTGTGTGGTATAGCTCTTGCATATAATTTTATTATAAGAGATATGCTAGTATGGTATATGGGAGCTGCAACAGCTCCACCTGCTCTACAGATGGAGCATCTTATGACCGTTCTTATTGGTATGTTAGGACTTGGAGGTATGAGAACTTTTGAAAAATTAAATAATAAATCTAATTAAATGGCACAATCAATATCTGCTCTTCGCTACGAAAAACCGAAAACTCGTAGACCAGGGGTTCACGCAAAAACAAAATCTTCTAAAGTAAAATCTTCTAAGTATTACCAAAAAAAATACCGAGGTCAAGGCAGATAAATAATTTATATCTTTGTATAAATTAAATTTAATCAAATGGATATTAGGAAAGTATCAATAGGCGCTGATTATAAATCAGGAGCAATGCACTACATAGTAGGGCAAGAAGTGTTAGGTAAGAATTATATTATACACTTAATACAGTACGACAAAGAATCTCAAGGTTTTAAAATTTGGATTCAACATAAAGATGAAATACTTTTATGGAAGGAGTTCAACGTCAACATGCCAGTATCAATCGAATATAATATAAACTTTTAATGAGGTCACCTTTTTATTTTATCGTAAAGCCAGTAGATGACAAACGATACAACAATACTAAAAATGTAAGTGGCATTGAACTCATTACAAGTACATCAGAGGAAAATCACAAAGCATCAAATCGTGAAGGAATTGTAGAGGCTACTCCACTTGGATATACTGGAGATATAAAAGTAGGTGATACCCTTCTAGTTCATCACAACGTATTTAAGTTTTATAATGACATGAAAGGAAGAAGACAGAGTGGTAAAAGTTATTTTAAAGATAATTTATTCTTTATTGAGAACGACCAGTTTTTTATGTACAAGCAAGATGGTCAGTGGCATTGTCACGACAGGTATTGTTTTGTTAAGCCTGCAGCAAAAGAAGAATCATTTATAATGAAACGAGGACAAGAAGAACCTTTGATTGGTTACATGAAGTATCCAAATAAATACTTATTATCTAAAGGGGTTAACAAAGGAGATAAGATATCTTTTAAACCAGAGAGTGAGTATGAGTTTATGGTAGATGATGAGAAGTTATATAGAATGTATGACCACCAAATAACCATGGTATTATGAACTCAGATGAATTAAAAAAAGAAATCATACATGCAGGGCGTAGAGCTGTAGAACAGCTAATCAAGGTAGCAAAAGAAGATATTATAAAACCTGACCCAGACGATGAGTTGGCGGCAGATAGACTGAAGAACGCAGCAGCAACTAAGAAGCTTGCTATATTTGATGCGTTTGAGATACTAAATAAAATAGATTCAGAGGAAGAAGTGATTAACTCTGGAGGACACGTAGATAAAACAAATACAAAACAAGGGTTTGCAGAACGAAGGTCAAAATAAACTATATCAAGAGTTAAGTAATTATATTCCAACTGGTGTATTTAAAAAAAAGAATACAAGTAAGACGTGGCTCTATGGGTATAATGAAAAATATGATTTAGTTGTAATATCTAAAACAGGTCGAATAGGAAAAATTATTAGCATTAATGGTTTGGTTATTGGTATTCCGCCAGAACCTAAAGAAGTATATAAAAGAGGTAAGGAAAAAAAAGATCAATACTGGGAGCGTGAAGAGTTGCCTAGAGATTTAGCTCGTATAAATTCTATATTCCAATGGAACGAAAGACCTTCTGCGTTTAAAAACAAATGGGTTGATTATATAGAGGCTGAGTTTGACAGAAGAGAGCTAGGGCATTGGTTTCATAACAACGGAAAACCTACTTATATTACAGGTTCGCATTATGTTTATTTACAATGGACAAGTATTGATGTAGGATATCCAGACTTTAGAGAAGCAAATAGAATATTTTTTATATACTGGGAAGCTTGTAAAGCTGATAAAAGATGCTTTGGTATGGATTATTTAAAGATAAGACGTTCAGGTTTTTCTTTTATGGGGTCTTCTGAGTGTGTAAACACAGGAACTCTGGCTAGAGATTCAAGAGTTGGTATACTGTCTAAGACTGGTTCAGATGCTAAGAAAATGTTTACAGATAAAGTTGTTCCAATCGCTAACAGGCTGCCGTTCTTTTTCAAACCAATACAAGATGGTATGGATAAACCTAAAACAGAATTAGCCTTTAGGATTCCTGCGTCTAAGATTACAAAAAAGAATATGCATGAGGTGATGAACGAAGAACTCACAGGTCTTGACACTACTATTGACTGGAAAAATACAGATGACAACTCGTATGATGGTGAGAAGCTTTTGCTTTTAGTACATGATGAATCAGGTAAGTGGCTTAAACCAAACAACATTCAGAATAACTGGCGTGTAACTAAGACTTGTTTAAGGTTAGGTAGTAAGATAATCGGTAAGTGTATGATGGGGTCTACGTCTAATGCGCTTAGTAAAGGTGGAGAAAACTTTAAACGTTTGTTTGAGGATTCAGATTTAAAGACTCGTAATGCAAATGGTCAGACTAAATCAGGGCTGTATAATCTATTTATTCCTATGGAGTGGAACATGGAAGGTTTTATAGATAGGTTTGGGATGCCTGTATTTAGAAAGCCAGAGAAAAAAGTTAGAGGGGTAGATGATGAGTGGATAACAAATGGAGCTATAGATTATTGGGAGGCAGAGGTAGAGTCGTTAAAGAAGGATGCAGATGCGCTAAATGAATTTTATAGACAGTTTCCTAGAACCGAGTCTCATGCTTTCAGAGATGAGAGCAAGTCTTCACTGTTTAACTTAACAAAGATATATCAACAGATAGATTATAATGATTCTCTTATTATGGAGCATCATGTAACAAGAGGTAGGTTTTACTGGAAAGACGGAATAAAAGACTCAGAAGTTATATGGACGCCAGATTCTAGGGGAAGATTTAAAGTATCATGGACTCCTAAGAAAGGTTTAAACAATGCTAAGTTTACAAAACACGGAGTGTTCTTCCCATCCAACGAACATATTGGTGCATTTGGATGTGACTCGTATGATATATCAGGAACAGTTGGAGGTGGAGGATCTAATGGAGCGCTACATGGTTTAACTAAGTATAGTATGGCAGAAGCTCCAAGCAATGAGTTTTTCTTAGAATATGTGGCTAGACCACAAACAGCAGAGATATTTTTTGAAGAAGTATTGATGGCTTGTGTTTTTTACGGTATGCCTATACTGGTTGAGAACAATAAACCAAGATTGCTTTATCATTTTAAAAACAGGGGTTATAGAGGTTTTAGTATGAATAGACCTGATAAGCATTACACTAAACTATCGAAGACAGAAAAAGAACTCGGAGGTATACCAAATACATCTGAGGATATAAAGCAGTCACATGCTGCCGCTATAGAGTCACACATAGAAAAATACGTTGGCTTAGATTTAGATGGTGCATACAGAGCTGGAGACCAAATGGGTAGTATGTATTTTACTAGAACATTGGAAGATTGGGCTAGGTTTGATATAAGTGCGAGAACTAAGTTTGATGCTAGTATTAGTTCAGGTTTAGCTATTATGGCAAATCAAAAACATGTATATCTACCGCAGAAAAAAGAGTCAAAAATAAGTCTTAACTTTGCAACATATAACAACAAAGGAACATTAAGTGAATTAATTAGATGAAAGAGGTAAACATAAACATTTCATCAGTAGGATTCCCTAGTCAATTTGTATCTGATGCTGAGAAAGCGACCGATGAGTTTGGGTTACAAATAGGACAAGCTATTCAATATGAATGGTTTCGTAAAGATTCTAACGGATGTCGATACTATAGTCAGTGGAGGGACTTTAACAGACTACGCCTATATGCAAGAGGTGAACAATCAATTGCAAAATATAAAAATGAATTAGCAGTAGACGGAGATTTGTCTTACTTAAATCTTGACTGGACACCCGTTCCGATTATTCCAAAGTTTGTGGATATAGTTGTCAACGGAATGTCAGACAGGCTATTTAAAGTAAAGGCGTATGCTCAGGATGCGTTATCACAATCTAAAAGAAGTAAGTATCAAGAAATGATTGAAGGTCAAATGGCTGCTAAAGATGTTCTTGAAATAGTTCAGAAAAATACAGGCTTTGATCCATTTATAATGAATCCAGATGAGTTGCCTGCAAGTGATGAAGAGTTGTCTCTTTATATGAATTTAAATTATAAACCGGCTATAGAGATTGCTGAAGAAGAAGCGATTGACACAATGTTTGCAGAGAATCATTATGTAGATATTCGTAAGCGATTAGATTACGATATGATGGTGACAGGCATGGCTGTAGCAAAGCATGAGTTTCTTCCTGGTTCTGGAGTTAAAGTAGCTTATGTTGACCCAGCTAATGTCGTGTACAGTTATACTGAAGACCCACACTTTAAAGATTGTTTTTATTGGGGAGAAATTAAAACTGTTCCTATTGCTGAGTTAATGAAGATTGACCCTACGCTTACTAATGATGATTTAGATAAAATATCTAAATACAGTCAGAGCTGGTATAATTATTTTAATACAGCTCAGTTTTACGAAAACGATATATTCTATCGTGACACCTGTACTTTGATGTACTTTAATTATAAAACAACTAAAAAGATGGTTTATAAGAAAAAAGTCAAAGAGAACGGGAATATGAGTATGATAGAAAAAGATGATGGTTTTAATCCACCTGATGAGATGATGGAGGAAAACAATTTTGAGAAAGTAGAAAAGACAATTGATGTTTGGTACGATGGAGTCATGGTTATGGGTACAAACATAATTTTAAAATGGGAGCTAGCTAAGAATATGGTTAGACCTAAGTCTGCATCTCAACACGCAATACCTAATTATGTAGCTGTAGCGCCTAGAATGTATAAAGGAGTTATTGAGTCTTTAGTTAGAAGAATGATTCCGTATGCTGATTTGATTCAGATGACACATTTAAAATTACAACAAGTTATATCACGAACTGTTCCTGATGGTGTGTATATTGACGCCGATGGTTTAAATGAAGTTGACTTAGGTACGGGAGCGGCTTATAATCCAGAGGATGCCCTGCGTTTATATTTTCAAACAGGTTCGGTTATTGGTAGAAGTTATACGCAAGAAGGTGACTATAATCAAGGTAAAATCCCTATACAGCAACTAACAAGTAATTCAGGAGCTTCTAAAGCACAAATGCTTATAGGG